CAATCGTATATTAGCTAAATAACTCAAGGAGATATTTTCGCATGGCTAGAAACTTAGTAAGTCCCGGCATGTCTTTTGGCGAAATTGATTTAAGTCAAGTCGCACAAGTAACTGCTTTAATGGGACCGGCTTTTGTTGGAACTACTCAAAGCGGTCCAGCTTTTAAGCCAATCACACTTAATAATTATGCTTCTGAATTTGTTCCAATTTTTGGTAATGTAGATATTGCTCATTATCTTCCTTATGCTACAAAGTTTTATCTTCAGTATGGTGCATATGCTACTGTTAGTAGAGTATTAGGTTCTCAAGAGTCAAATAATAAAGATGAAGGCTTTGTTATTCCAGCTTCTGCAACATGAGTAGATATTATTGCAACTGGTGAAGGAACTGCTACAACTTCAACAACAAGTGGTATGATTCCTTTTGCGGTTGTAAGAAAAAGAGCCGCAACGGCAGCATGAGACACGCTTTCTGCCGAGTGTACTAGTGCTGGTGTTTGAACTTTATCAGCTGTTGAAGATGATACTGTGACTGAAGTATATACATTTACTTGAGATACAATTGAATCTGTATTCACCACAGATCCTATTAATATTCCTGCATCTCCAGCATGTTCCGGTTACTACTTAGATGTTCTTTACTATTCACAAGCAAATGAAGGTGGTGCTGATAGTGGTCCTTCCATGGCCGACATTACCTATCATGCGTTTAATACAACGACCGCTGATGAAATATCTGGAACTGAAGTTGACGGTTCTTATGATCACGCAAAAACACCTTGAATCGTAGGTGCTCCAAATGCTGCTGGTGATGTTCAAGAACTTATGCGTTTTCATGCATTAAGCGATGGTGATGAATCTAATAAAGATTGTAAGATTTCTTTAGATAATATAGCTCAAAAACTTGATAGTTTTGGTAATCCTTATTATACTTTCGATGTATTAGTTCGTAAGTGAAATGACACAGATAAGTCTATGACTATTTATGAGCGTTTCTCTGGTTGTAATTTACTTACAAATGATAGAAATTATATCGTAAAGAAGATTGGTGATACAAAAGAGTATTATAACTCTGGTACGGAAAGAATGGATCTCACAGGTACTTGACCTAATAAATCTAAGTTTATTAGAGTTGAAGTAAATAATGGTATTCCAATGGGCGCTCGTCCTTCAGGATTTAATGCTCCTCCAACAGTTAAAGATGATGTCGCTAATGCATATCCTTATAGATGTTGAAAAGTTAATCATGCAATGGGTTCTCAACTTTATAATAAGAATATATTCTTAGGTTTTGAAGGTAATGCTTACGGCGCTGATTGTTTACTTTATGGCCCAACTACGAATGAACAAGGATCTGATAAAGGTTTCTTGATGTTTGACAAGAGTAACACAAATGAGGTTGCTGGTGTAACAGGTAGTACCTTATCTGCATCTTATCATCTTATTCCAATGCACGATACTTTAACTGGTTATAAAGCTCTTTCTTCTTCTAGCGTTAAGGCTGGCGGTTTTAATTGAAAGTTTACAGTTCCTCTTAATGGTGGTATGAACGGATATAAAAAGTCTTTAGCAGGTTCTGCTCTTGTTGGAGCTCTTTCAGCTGATTATGAAATTGCAATTAATCTCTTAGAGAACCAAGATCTTTACGATTTCAATATGCTAATTGTTCCTGGTACTATTGCAGCTGATTCAGCTCACTCTGGTATTATAGAACAAGCTATTAACATGGTAGAAACTAGAGGCGACGCTATCTATATTGCTGATATGTTTGCTCAGACTGTAGATAATCCAGCGGCTCCAGATAATGATAGTATACAGGGTTTTAACTCAAGTTATGCAGCCACTTATTGACCTTGAATAAAGATTTGAGATAATGAAAACGAAAGCTATGTATGAGTTCCACCTTCGGTACTTATGGCAGCTCAGTTAGCCTATAATGATAAGATTGCTTATCCTTGATATGCTCCAGCTGGTATCAATCGTGGTCAAATTGCTGCTGCTGCTGCAGCTCGCTATCAAGTAAATCAAGAAGATAGAGATAGTCTTTACGACAATAGAATTAACCCAATTGCAACTTTCCGTAATGAAGGTATTGTTGTATGAGGTCAAAAGACACTACAAAAAGAAGCTACATCTCTTGATAGAGTAAATGTAAGAAGACTTCTAGTATATGCTAAGAAGCTTATTGCTAGAATTGGTATTCAGCTATTATTTGAGCCTAACAACTCAACAACTTGAAATAAGTTCACAAATCAAGTTAATCCAATTCTCGCCGATATTGCTGCTAATAATGGTCTAGAAGCTTTTAAGGTTATTATGAACGGTAGCACAAACACACCTGATAGAAGAGATCGCAATGAAATGTATGGTCAAGTTATGATCATTCCTACAAAAGCTGTCGAAGCTCTTTATGTAGACTTTATCGTTAATTCTTCTGGTGTTGAATTTAATAACTAATAGGAGATTATACAAAAATGGCTAAATTACATCATACTCCATTTGCTTCAGATCAAATTGGACAATGACAACCAAAGAGAAAAAATCAATGGTATGTAGAACTGCAGCCTCCTGCAGGTAATGCATTAGAATCTATTATGGTAAAGTCTGCTGGGTTGCCTGGTGGTTCATTTACTGAAATTGCAATAGATTATATGAATAGTAAATACTACTTTCCTGGCAAGTGGGAATGAGAAACTATTCAGATGACTTTACGTGATTTTGTTGGTAATAGTGCGACACAAAAACTCTATGATTGATTTCTTCATATTTACAATCCTGAAACAGGTGGTCAAAATATGGGTGGTGAAGTTAAAAGAAATGTTTCTATAAAACTTCTAGATCCTAGAGGCAATTTAGTTGAAACCTGAACTTTAGTTGGTGCTTGACCATCAGCTATGAATTGAGGTGAAGGTGGATTGGCTTATGATGATGATGGTGAAAGAGAACTTTCAGTTACTTTCAGATTTGATTATGCTGTTCTTGCTTCAGAAGATGCTCCAAATACAGGTTTTAATATAAATCTTGATGAAGATGAAACTAACGAGCCTAACTAATTTATCGCTTATAAAAAATAAAAGGCAATCTTAATGGTTGCCTTTTTCTTTTTTGAAAAAACAGTAAAAAACTAAGTATATATTACTAAGCAAATATTTAATTTAACTCGGAGGTCCTTATGAGTCAAGAAAGAAGTTTAGCACAAGCAAAAAGAGAGGAGCAGTTACAAAAGATACACTCTATATATGCTCCTATGACAGAAGAAATAGAACTGCCTTCCGGTGGTCGTTTTTATGCTTCTGGCGCATCTAGTGTAAAGGTTAAACCTATTACAGCAAAAGAAGAAGATATTCTATCAAACCAAAGGCTTTTAAGATCTGGTAAAGCTTTTGATGAACTTATGAAATCTTGTGTAGTAGAATGAAATGGTATACAATTTAATGAATTATTAGTAGGTGATAAGAATACTATTCTTATGGCAATTCGTGTTATTTCTCTTGGTGAAGATTATGATGTAGAATTAACCTGTCCTCATTGTGAAAAGAAATCCCCTTTAAATATTTCTCTTAAAGAAGATCTTTCTATAAAAAGATTAACACAAGAATCAGTTGCGGGTAAAAATGAATTTCAGTGACAATCTCCAAAGGGAATTAATTATACCATAAGATTAATGACACATAAAGATCAACAAGAAATAGATCAAGAAACTAAGAGAAAGAAGGTTATGTTTAAAGCTAACTATAAAGAGTCTCCTATTTCTGATTTCTTAGTTCATAGTATCGTGAGTATAGAAGATATACGTGATAAGTCAGAAATCTTAGAAATTCTTTCTAATGCTCCATCAGATGAACTAAGAGCACTACTTATCTTTATTAAAGAAATTTCTCCAGATTATGATATGAAGTATGATTTCGAATGTTTGAACTGTGGAGAAATTACGGAGGTGGCGATACCAATGAATGCCGGGTTTTTTTGGCCAGATAGAAAACCAGCAGGAGAATAGAGAAAGATTATACGAACAAATCTATTATCTTGTAAGGTATACATCAATGGGGTTTTATGAAGTACTTGAATTACCATCTAATATAAGAACTTTTTATCTGGAAATGTTGTCGGACGAAATGAAGAATGATAATGAAACAAAAAACAATTTGATAAAAGCGTGAAAGAAGACTGGATCAGTACCACCATTTTGAGGATCATTTAGATAATGGCAGATGAGAAAAAACCTTGAGCTGATATACCTAAAACTAATAAAGCTTTAGAGAAAAGTGTAACTAATGCTGCAAAACTTGAAAAGTTATTAACTTCTAAAAAAGGGCAAGCAGCAGTAAAGCAACTAGGTGCCGAATTCTCAAGCTTAGCTTCTGATATAGTTAATTTAGGTAAAACAATTGCCAATGTTATGAAAAACCAATTATTCAGTCATATTAACTCAGTTACTCAAGCTATGAATGATTTAGCTGGAGTAGATCTTACAAATCTTCTTTCTTTTCAAGGACAACTTTCTACTATTACTTCTACAACAAAAAGTTTAGTAGATGAACAAATAGCATGAGAACAACAACTTATTTC